AAACTTTTGATTTTTTTACATCGCCCTTCATTGGAACGCCAAGTTTAACTTTACGACCTTGATATTCTGCTTCTTCAATTTTAGCATCTGCATTAAAATCTCCATACATTTCATAAAATTCATCACCTTCACATGTGTGTTCATCGCCTTCTGGAATCATGTCCCATTTTGGTGACTCGTAGTATTCTTCCAAATCTTGTTCTTCCATATTAAACTTAGATTTTGGGTTGGTATGGCACCACTCACATTGTTCTTGAGCAGGTTCACCAGTATATTTGTCGCTGACTGCATACCATCCTTGATTATTGCAATGAGGACAATCTTCTCCTTCAGTTTCGTTGATTTTTGTTTTCGGCATTCCACTCTCAATCCATTTTTTTACTTTTTCAATGTTTTCTGGACTGTATGGATTATATTCATAAGGGTTCATATCAACATCATGCACTTTACCGTCTGGACCCTTTACGTAAAAAAATAGTTTCATATTGTCTGGTTCTCTATCTTCTTCCATCCAATATTTAAATACACCTTTTGAGGTTTGAATATCTTTGGCATATTCTTCTCCGGCCATTCCTTCCTTTACCGGTACACAGTTTGGTACTTCTTTACCACCCTTGTTCTTGGTGCCATATGCTTTGTATCCTTTCCAGCATGGATTTTCCATCTTGGATACTTCTTCAACAACTTCAATAATCAATTTTTTTAGTTCCGATTTCTTCATAGTATTTATCCTCTACCTTTGATGCCACTGATCTTGTCTATAATCTGACCTTGCTTCTTTGAGTATACCGCTTTCTTTCTTTCTAATGCTTCTATCTTTCTTTGAACCGGCGCATGTAATTTAGTAATATCCGAATCAATCTTGGCAATATCATTTTTCATTTTATCTAAAGCGGACTGATAAACAACCAATGACTTTTTGTCTGCATCACTCAACCCATCGTTCGAGGCTTGTGTATCTGCAATAGCATTTGCTCCAATTTCTCCAATCTCTTGGAGTTTCTTTTTAACAATAGACTGAACAATTTCTCTTAGTTCGGAGCGTTTCATAAATTTTATTTACCGTGCATCTTTAGAATAGCATCAGCAGCTTCTTTGGCTTTTTTAGCTAATTCAACTTCACGCTTTTCTTCTGGATTTTTCATATCTGTTTCGTCGTGAGATTCTCCTAATTTTGCAGTTGGCACAAAATCAATACCGTTTTCTTGTGATAGTTCATCTACTAATGAATCAACTTCACCCGTTGGACCTGAAATCTTAAATTCATAATACTTGGTTCTTTCATCATCCCAAACTTTACCAAACTTGGCATCTCCCATCCATTTCATTTTAACACCATGTTTTTGAATAATTGCAGCAATTTCATCGCCGGTCATTGGATAAACTGTGTTATCAACGTGAGCAATATAAGCAACATTCTGACCAGATACATCTTCATTCATTCCTTTAGCTTCCCAAGCAGCCCACATTTCATTTACTTTAGCATGACCTTCGTTCTTAGCATTATGCATCTTCCACATAGTAGCATAAGCTTTTTGTGGTACATCTTTATACTGTGCCAATAGTTTCTTTTTTAATGCAGACGGGAAATCAGGTGGAGTTCCTTCTTGTAGGTTGGTTTCAGCAACTCCAAGTCCGATAGCTTCTGTGACAATTTGTTTGATTAGTTTCTTTAGTTCTGATTTCTTCATGGTGTTTTTATATTTTTTATTATGTATATATAAATATAAACTACTATATAAAAAACTTATAACTTATAAACAATGTTAACTTTGTTTGTTTAGGTTGTTTTCAGGAAAGTCCGGGGATTGTAACCACAAAGTTGTATAGCTGTCAAGCCATAATAACAAAAAAGTGTGTATTATATCAAATCCATCTCATATTTTAGATTTCCACAATCCCAAATACGATTGTATCCATTATTTTGCATATTCTGCCATTCGGTTAAAATAGCATCAAATTTAGGTAATTTTGATTTTAATACTTGTTTTCTGAAACCAAATCTATGGTATTTATTATAATATCCATTTTTAAAATACCAATAATTTGGAGGAGATATATGCGACAGTTTCATTCCTATTGAACTGTATATATTTTTGTGTATATATGTAAATCTGCGATCTGCATAACTTATTATTTTTTTAGGACAATGTTCAGATATAAACACTTTTAAAAACTTTGAAACAATTCCAACTATAGGAATTGAAGTTGCAAATCTAACTAACTCATATGTATCTTGGTTTGATTTCTTGATGCCAAGCGCAGCTCGTTCTTTTCCGAATGTAATAACTGATACCAATTCTTTATTGTAAAATGCACCATATCGTATAGACGATATATCTTTTCCTTGTATGTGATATGTATCAAGAAACTTATCCTTTTCAACATTTGATATTTTAGATATAACCAATTCTCGCGCACCTATTCTTTTTTCGGATATAAAACGAGAACGTAATTTTTGTTTTACTATTTCTTTTTTATTTTTCCATTCATCTTCAAATATATGAATTAGATGTATATTATTTGCCTCACACTCTGTGGTTTTGAGTAAATGATATTTTTTTGATTTTCCTGCCATCTCTGAGTGCCAGTATAGTCCATTAAATTCAATAGCAATTTTCTTTGATGGAATGTATATATCAAGCTCTAAACCGGACGGTAAAATATCTTTACTATTTTCAACTATAGATTCACTGGTAATAGATTTTATATAATCTACTATTTCTTTTTCCGCGATAGATGTTTTTTCGTATTCTATTGGATTGCACTTTAGGCAGCGAGGAAGATGTCCGCCGTCTATATGATCTGAAAATATGTCACTGCACGATTTGCATTCAAATTTGTATAAATTGATTCTATCTGTGTTGATATATTCTTCTTTTGTGAATAAAGGAATATATCCAACATTCAGCTTGTGTTCATTTAATAATTTATCGTAAAAAGAATCAATAAATTTTTTACGCTTTGTTTCTTTAACGTGCAACATTTTGCTTGGATGTTCTGCACCGTATTTATCAAGATTTGTTTGCTTTATTTTTTTCCTGATATCACTGGATTGAAATGGATTTTCCACACCATTATTAAGCAAGCAAGTTTTTTTCTTTTTATCTTTTATATCATCGCGTTGAGATACATGTTTTACTCCATACAATTTAATATTATGCAATTTTGTTTTTTCTATCATTTCTTCGGATTGGAATACCCAATCTACGCCAAACTTTTTTTGATTTGTATCTTGTATCTTTTTTAAGACTTCTTGACTTTTTGACGCATTGTCTACTCCGTATTTACTTAAACAAGTAAGTTTAGCTTTTTCTGAGTTTACATATGTTTCGCTTCCATACTTTTCTAGCTTTGTCTTTTTAATCTTGGCAATTCTTTCTGGATTTCTTGCCACATATATTCCGCTGCATTTTGCCGAACAAGTTTTTTGTTCACGTTTTATCAATGACCAAAACGGGGTATTACAAATTTTACAATTTGTTTCGTGCCAAAATTTTAAATTTTTTTGCATACCAACATTATGATCATTTTTGCTTATGTTGTCAATTTCTATATTTTTGAGCATAAAAAAACTCTATGCATATAAATAGCATAGAGTTTTGAGAAAGCGTGACCGCTTGAGATATTACATCAAAATTGTAGGATGCAATAATCTACCGTGAGCGTTACGTTAATAAGCAACGCTTCTTGAGAACTCCAGTCAAGACCAGAGCCATTGAAATCAACAGCCGATGGAAATGCGCCTTTTAATTGCCATTCTTCTACTACGTCACCGACCGGACCAAGAACTTGGATAGTAACGTCTTTTTTGTAGAAATCTGCATACCCGTTACGACCAGTAACAGATTCGTGAGCCAAACGTACCCACTCCATACAAGCTTGTGCAGCAGATGGAACGATTGGGTCATATAGTGTGATAGCAACATCACCCCATTCACTCTTACCTTTTAGCTTGCGCTTTAAGTTGATGTGATCTAGCGTAATTACACCGTTATTGATAGAAGGACGAGCAGCAGCTTTGATTAAGTAAGCTGGAATTCCGTCGATGTTCATGATAAAACGGTTTTGAACTTTTGGTTCATAAGCCGTAAAGAATATTTGATTTGCTTCTAGTAGTTCTGCCATAATATTGGGTGTTTAATTGTTTGTTCTTTCATTATAAATATAAAAGAAAATATAAAATAGTTTATTTATTATCAAAATTCTTTGTCTTTATAATAAGTAGGTCTATTCGTAATTTTGCGAATAATATTGACATAATAATAAATAGTATGCAATGTGAGATTATGAACGTATTTAACCTTGAAAAAGAATTAAAACGAATTGGGGAATGAAAAGAGTAATCTAAAGTTTCTCAATAAAACATTCTAGTTCATCTTTTCCACTAAAACGAAACGCTGATTTTTGTGACATAACATTTTTGTTGTTTTTGTCAAACATATGAGACATTGTAAATTTCCTGCTTTCGTGCATTTCTTTTTCTAATGCTGTACGATAATCTTGAACAGTTGATTTATACCACCGCCCTTTAGTAGCTAGTATTTGATGCTGTTTTAAGTGTTCACCTAGATGGTGCCATAGTTCTTTATCATATGTAAAAATGCGTGGAGATGGTTTTGTTACTAACACAAATTTGGGTAAGTTTAGCAATTTCCATTTAGCATCAAACTTGTCACAATCAAGATCTTCGTTTTTAACTAAAAACTCATTATACTCACTGGTGTTTATTGACCAATATTTGTTTCTGTCACAATAAACAGATTCATATTCAGAATGTAAATCAGTAACAATGTTATTTTTATTGTCGCGAACATACATAAACTTTGCGCCAGTCACTTTTGGATTTTTTGTCCAATCTGCTCCAAGTAAAAACATTTCATAGTGTGGCCACACAAAGCAATAAAATCCACGTGTTGCTGGTGGAGAATGAAAGGTTTCCGGAATACACTTGTAACCACGTTGATTTACAGAACTTAATCCACCAAATCGTGCAAATTTAAGCTTGCTTGTTTTGCTTATGTCGTATTTTGCCATACACAAGCAGAGTTACACAAATATTATAAAATGTCAAGCAAATCGCTTTAATCTTTTATTTTTACACCAAAATCTTTTTCAAATTGTTTTGGTGCTGCTTTATAACTATCCGCCGTTTCATCTTTTGCATCTTGTGTATATTGCCAGTTGAAACTTAATACGTCAGGTACTTTAAATCCAAAAAATTTCAATACTTGCTTTTGAATATCAACAACCGAAGAGCCATTCCAGTTTTGTCCAATCAAAACTAGTCCTGCTTCTTTATCTGCTATGATATTATCTTCTTTAAGAGTACTATGACGGTTTTCCAACCAAGTAAGACGCTCGATTAATTTTTGATAAATGCCATTAGTTTGTCCCCAACGAGTACTAACAAAAAATACAATTGCATCTGCTTCAAACAAAGGTTTGGTTATTTCCCACAACTCATCATCTTTGTTATTAAAACTGCACCAACATCTATGATTTCCAGTTGGATTTTTCTTATCATCTTTTAATTTAGAAGCCTTTACGCCACAGTTATTTCCTTCGTGCTTACTTACATTACCTTCGCAATCATATATTTTTAATTTACTGGCGTCTATTACTGTAGTATTGCCCAATTGTTCTGAGATATATTCAGCTAAAATTGTGCTTTTTGCTGTTTGTTTATCTCCAACCCAACGGTTGCTAGTTGTAACAAATAACACTTTATTTTTATTCTTTAAATGGTTTATTAATTTATCAACCTCGGAAACCATGTTCTCTGATTCATTTAAATTAAAATGTTCAAACAATAGTTTTTTATGTTTTAAAAGTGTATCTTCAAATGTATTCATTTTATCAGAATCTCCAAGTAAATTTTATCTTGTTATGTTCGCGTGGATCTTCAATGAAGTAAACTTTGGATCTGCCGCTCATGAAACTACCAGATTGTCCTTTGAGAAATTTCATTTGAGCGGGCGATGGAGTTACATACATTGTCATTGTATTTCCATTTCTATCTGGATGTTGAAATGAGTTTACCGCGTTTATAAAAACAGTATATGCAATATTACTAGCACCTTCGTCTAATGTATTTTCTTTCACGCTCATCTTCTTATCATATATAGTTGATATACTATCTTTAATTTTATCAAGATAGCCATATGCACGTAATATCTTAAATACTATATTTTCTTCACTAAGTTCGCCGCCTTTATCTAAACCAGATTGACGATATTTATAAAGTTTCTCAAGTAGTTTCTTTAACGCAGCTTCGTCGTGCTTTTTAACAAGCGCACTTATTTTGTTTTTATACTCATTATACTTCTTTTTTATAAGCTCTTTATTAAACTTTGGGCTTTCTTTGACCGGTTCTTTTAGCCATTTGTCATTTAACACACTATACTCGCTTGCTGATGTGGGTATATGTGCTTTGTCTTGAACATATATTTCAACATCATGACCTTTCATAGTAATGTTGTGTTTATTGTTCCAACCTACTTTAATCGCATCAAAAAGGGTTTGAGCATCTTCTGCTGACATATCTAACTTTTTATAATCTGTAACAACATGCAAGTCTATATCTGAATAGTTTGTCCAATTATAATTAGTAGCACTGCCAATGATAACAATGTCATCTACCTCTATAGATATGTTGTTGCTTTCTTTAAGTTCTTTTACAAAATCTTGCGCAACTTTTAATAATCCATTTCGCACTTCATTGTTTAGCTTTGCTCCATCTTCATTTACAACCCAAAGTTTTGGGCAAAGTGTATTATGATATAATGGATAACTTTTCATATTTATTCTGGCAAGAATTTCTTTAGTTGAGATATAGAACTAGCTGCACCTGTATGCAATATAGCAACGCGATGTAATGCAGTATTATCCCAAGCATCAATATTTTTTTGCATATCATCAATAAGCACATGAGTAACACGACCTGGTATATCTAAGATATATTCTGGTTTTCTTGGACCAGAGCGAGCAATAATCACTTTTACATTTGGATCAATATGCTTACGAATCCAAGCAGTCTTTTGTTCTGTGATAGTAGTGCCTTGACCAGCACTCAAAATAACAGGAGCTGGATTTTTGAAATTGTCTCTGATAAAATCCCAAAGAATTCTAGCATCTGGATTTGGTTCAAGATTAATCCAAAAGTTTGGAACAGCGTTAATAAGTTGCCAGAACCTCTTTTGACCAGCTTTCTTGTCACCTTTAAATTCTGGAAGATCATAAATTTCTTCTGGTAATAGACCACCGGAAATTTCTTTGAATCCTTTATCCATATTTACGAGGACTCCATCCATGTCCACGTAGCACTGTATTTTTAATGGGTTCTTTTCTTCAATCTCTTTTAATAAGTTCTTTAGTAAAATTTGCATATAATTATAAATATATCACAGTTTGGGATTAGTCCATATATATTTCAAGTTCCCGCAATCCCAAATGCGATCAAATCCATTGTTTTTCATATTTTCCCATTCTGTGATAGATGCGTCAAATATAGGCAGTTTCTTGTGCAATACGCCTTTTTGAAACCCAAATCTATGAACTAATTTATATGGATCGGACATGTTAAAATACCAATAATTTGGAGAAGTTATACCCACAAATGAAAATCCAATTTTTTCATAAAAAGCCCGCATTCCTGAGTATCTTATATCCGCGAACGTTGTTATTTTTTTTGGTTTATAGTTTTCTATAAAATAAGTTAGTAATTTTCCACCAATACCAATAACAGGTGTTTCACCTACCGCAAAACGATACATTTCATATTCATCTTGCTTTGAGTGTTTTGTACCTAATGCAACTCTACCTTTTCCAAAAGTCATAACTGCAACAAGTGTGTTTTCAAAAAAAGCACCCAATTTTACTGTTGAGCGATCTGTTCCTTGGATATGATATGTTTGTAAGAACTTCGAGCAAACATCAGATTCTATTTCTAAAATTTTACATTTTCTAGCAAAAATAGATTTATTGATTGTACTGTGTGATTCGCTAATTATTTTATTAGATCCGATAAGATTAAGTATTTTACGTTTTACGATATTTTTTGATACTGCCCATTCATTTTCAAATATATGAATTAGTTTTACACCTTTATCTGCGGCCATTTTTGTTTTGTGTATATGATACTTTTTTTCTTTTTCACCAAAAAATTCACTATGCCACACAATTCCGTCAAATTCAATAGCTACACTCTTGCTTGGAATATAAAAGTCTAATTCAAGCGGTGATATAAGCTGGCGGTCATTTTGTTTAATCTCACAGTCGATTGGAAGATGTTCTTTTAAAAATTCTAATATTTCCAACTCCGGACGAGATCTTACTGACGGATAGCATCGCTGGCATTTTGGAACTTTACCATCTTCAAGCACCGCATCAAAACAAACATCACACGACGTGCATTTAAATTTATAAAATAACTGCTCATCATTTATTCCCCGTGTACCCTTATATTCTTCACGTGTAAATAATGGAACTGCTTGACCATCCAATCTGCTACCAGATACAATTGAATAATAAAATTTGTCAATATTGGTGGATGAAATTTGAGCAGCAACATTTTTATTTTGAGACACATGTTCTACTCCATACTTTTCGCGTATAGTTTGTTTTGCTGCCGCTGATTGATATCCCAATGTTCCATTTTGCAATCTTTCCATTATGCTTTTGATTGCAAAATCGCTTGTCATCTGTTCACCAAAGTGAGCAAATTTAGTGTCATTTGATTTTTTAACAAACTCTTCTAGCTTTGAAATATTTTCCACTCCATATTTTTCTAACAATGTAGATTTAAGTTTTTCTAGATTGTTATAATTTTTATTACCATACTTTTCTAGTTTTGTTTGAGAAGCTTTTTCTGGATTAACAAAATTTTCATCTCCATACTTTGCTTTTTTTGTTGCTTTTAATTTTAACGCAAAACCTGGAATTTGACTTGAATGAGATACGCCATATTTTTCTTTTATAGTTTTCTTTAAACTAGATTGTACTTTAGATTTAAATTCTGGAAGGTTTGTATACTCATTCTGACATGCGGTCGAACATGTAACTCTGTTGTGTCGTTTATCCGTTTCAAACAACTCGCGACAAATAGGACAAGATTTAATAATGGGCGCTATAATTTTTTTTGAGTTCAAACATTTATATGAACATGTTTTTCTGTATCCTTTATAATAACTATTAAATATTGTTGGGCCGTTGCATACTTCACATATACCTGTACCCGTTCCATTTATGTGCTGATACATTTTTTCACCAAATGTGCTGCCTTGGTATATAGAATTTATTTCATTATATACATTTGGGTATAGTCGTTTTAATTGAACACCAAAATTCTCTCTGTTATTTTCTATAAAATGTAACAATTCTTCTTTATTCATATGGATAAATATAAGAGAACCCCACAAAAACGCAAGACGTTTTTTCTTATGGGTACAAAAAAAGAACCCACCAATTTCTCGGTGGGTTCTGTAGAGGAGGATTTTATCTATTACGCGGTTGGGAACGAAGCACCCGTTGGCATGACGTTAAAATCGAGTACGATGAATTCCGCCGTGCGAGTTGGTTGAATATAGATTTGACCGTACAAGATGCCACGATCAACTAGATCCGGAGTATTGTTGGTTTCATCCATAACAACTTTGAACGAGTAGATACCGCTGCGTTGTTGTACGCTCTCCAAGTATGGATTAACGATGTTCAAGAAACGTTGGCGAGTTGTTGACACATTCTGCTCAAACACTAGGAATCTTGAAGAAGAAGCAATGAACTTCTTTAGAGCAATCAGCAAGCGACGAACGTTAATACGATCCAATGCGGAAGGATTACGTTGTAGTGTCTTTTGACCCCATGCTACTACACCTTGACCTGGGAAAGCAGCGATTGGGTTGATATGGTTTTCATATAGACTATCACGTTCGGTGTGTGTTAAGCGGTCGGCGACTTGTACTGCGGTTGGAATGCCACCACGGTTTAGACCGGCTGGAGCAAACCATTCTGCGGATACTTTGTCGTTAGCAGCAAACACACTCATCATCACAACGGATGGTGGAACTGGCATAATCTTGTTGCTGTTTGTTTCTTGAATCTTGACCCATGGGTAATAGGTAGCAGCATAGTTTGTGTCAAACTGAGCAGCTAGATCAATTACGGTTTGGATACTTTCAGCACCAGCCATTTGGTTGTGAGCAATGTCCATAATATAGAAAGCATCGCCACGATTTTCACAAACTTCGATTACTAGCGATGCAACATATGGATGATCGTTGTAATTGATGCCAGGAACTGTGATTAGATTAAAGTCAAACTCATCAGCGTTACTTAAAGCAGCCAAGGATTGCTTGTATGCATAAGAACCATTTGATTTGTTTGTGGAGCAATCTAGACCTTGTTGATTGGTTGGCAAGATTTCATTGCCGATTAGGATTGGAAGAGACGGACTTTGACCATCAAATCCACCTTGGAAGCCAAGAACAAAGCGACGTTTCTTAACGTTGATGCTTTCATCATTTAGAACATAAGCTGCGGTGATTCCGCAATCTGTTTCTAGACTGAATGCTTTGTTTGATGCTGCACTTGAGCCAAGTGGGATTGGAGCAAAGTATTGCTTGTTGTCTAACTCTGGACCAACGGACGAACCATTTGGATATAGAGCGGCCAAATCAGCGTCGGCTTGTGACGGAGCTGGTTGGAATACAACACCAGAGCAGTAACGGCCTGGTTGCATCAAGTAAGCAGATGCACTTGTGTATTGCATTGCTGGTAGTTTAGCAAGACGAGCATAGTCGCCACCGATTGGTGAGGCATATGGTCCAAATCCGAATGGAATTGAATCTGCTGGCCATGGAGATGCTGCCATCTCAACACGAATGCGCTTGCTCTTGTTTACGAAATCACCAAACTCAACGATCTTGCCGTTGAAGTCAATATAGTTATAAACATCGCCGATACGACGAGCAACATAGTTGCTGCTGTTTACATCTAGATTTACGTTGTCGTAGCGTTCTAGAACTAGTGCTCTTGCGTCTGTGTCCGCGTAATCTCTTACGATTAGAGAGAACGAGCCGTAACTTGTACCAGGAATTGAACCAGCGGATTTAACATTGCTGATTTCAATCTTGTACATCTTGTTGGCAGCTGTGCCGTCAGACAAGGTATGAACCTTGAACAAGTCATATGCAGAAGATGTTGCGGTGTTAAAACCAGCAACCAATTGCGATTGAATGAATGGTGTTTCAGCTTGGCGCAGGTCAAAAGTAGATGTACCAACATCTGGAGTAATGCCATCAGCAAATTCCATATTGTTACGATTACTGATTTGAATCTTCCAACTACCAGAAGCAACCAACTCATTAATAATTTCTTTTGTTCTGTTTTTGAAGTTTGCATATGTATAAGCAGCTTCAATCTTTTGGCCAGAGGCTACTGGATAATAACCAGCTTTTGGATCTGTTCCGAATACATTTGTCAAATATGCTGACGATTCTTCTGCTAGAGAGAATTGATATGTGCCATAAGAGCCACTTGCATATTGATTGGTGTCTGTGTCGAAGTATGTTTTGTTTAGTTCTAATACAAAGTCAGAACCAACAACAGTTGCATCTTTTGGAGTTAATACAGAACCGCTGAAACCGTATAGGTTTTGTCCACGGTCATAAGCAGTGTTAGCCAAGATAGCTAATACAACTTCATCACGACCAGTAACCATCGAAGCAGTTCCGCAATCATCTTCACTAGATACTGTAACTGGTGTCCAATTATTTGGATTTAGAGCACCATAACTTCCACTCAATATACCAGTGATTTGTAGCTCATCGTTGCAATGATTGATTTCAGCGAGCGAGATAGACGAACTATACAAGAAAGCAGTACTTGGTAAGTTTGATGTAGCGAGTTGTTGCGATGATACATTTGTAGAAACGAATGTACTACCGGTTGAATTTGTACTACCGGCAGAGGTAGAGAAGGCAATATCACCAACAACAACGGTTGAACCGGCATAAATGCCAGAAGAGAATTCTAAGCTCAATGAGCCAGAAATAACGAATACGCCAGTTGTTCCTGTGTATGTATATGTTGCACCAAGAATGACACCACTGAAAGAACCGGATTCTGTGAAACGGCCATATGCACCAGGTATTGCACTGATGATAAGAGCGTCATTTTGAACATAGCCACCAAGACCACCAACGCGGCAAACGGTCACTTGACCTTGCTGACGTAGGTATTGTTGAGCGGTAATTGGACCGTATAGTGTTCCGTCTGGATCACCGAAGATGCTTGATAAGTCACCTTCACTGGTTATTACCGTAGGAGAAAAGCCCGGTCCCTTGTTGAAAGGGGCGACTACTACTCCGCCGATTGCTGCTACGCCCTGTGCTAGAAACGACTGGTCGATTTCGCGGGTGAATACACCTGGTGAAACGATGCGCTCTGACGGGCTGTAATTTCCATTTTGTTCTATTGCCATATGTTATTTTCTCCTGTTAAATTGTGGATAAAAGGTCTATATATAAATATGTTGGAAAAACTCAAAACTATTAAAATATAAAGAGAAGTGAGTTTTTCTCCAACTATTTTGTATTATAGTTTTTTTGGAGTAAATAAACCGGTGGATATGTCAAATGAACCTTCGCCATATTTTGCTACGATCTTATCAAGAAACAATTTTTCTTGAGCTTCAACCGCGATCAATTTTTCTTCGATCTTGGTTTCGTTCTTTTTTACTTCGCGCTTTTGTAGTTCAAGCTGACCAAGTGCTAGTGTAGTTTGGTCGTATGCTTGACGAATTTCAGTCAACTCAGCAATTTCAGCTTCGTTGAATTTGATTGGTTGATTAGCCAATGGTGATGTATTAGTATTATTTAGTTCCATATATAACTATTGTTAGGTTTTCGTTCTATATATATGAATATATAAAACCAAACGTATTATATAAAAACTATATACTATGTTTATGCAAATAATGAACCTAGACTGCTGTTTCCTGAACGAAATCCAGAATCATATCCATTGGCACCAGGTTGAAAATATTCTGAAACGTCTGTGCTACCTCTTATAAATCCAATGTCTGCTCTTTTACTAGTATCACCGCGACGAGCGCCGTAAGAATTGCGAATGTCGGTGCTATTTCTATAAAATCCTGATGGATCTGGTACAATAACATTAACTGACAGATATACTGTTGGCGAGGTATGAACTTGCTGACTTCTAGGAGCATCTCCGGTATAACCATAACCGTAAATACCATAATAACCAACATTTGCTACAGTTAAAGCTCCATCAACCGAATAGCATTGTTGATAATAATAATTAACAAATGTTGACCAGACTATACCTAAATCGCCTGTTGCAAAAATCATGAACCATCCGTCACCATCATCAGCACAGCCATCAACATGCACCGTGATTGTATCACCGGCGCTGATGCTGTTTGAACTTATACTACAATTGACGTATGCCATTATTATGAGACTTTAATAAGTCCGGTTTTTGAAAGTGTTAGTTCTGTAATATAATCGTCGTTGTTTGTCCAACCGTTATATTCTTCTTCGGTAATTACCATATTTACGCCTTTGATCATTTTCATATCTGCGTCAACTAATGTATATGCAATTATCTTTGGTCCTTTTAGACGCACCATTACTACAATGATATCTAAATATTTTACGGTTTTGCCGTCTACTTCTATAGGTAATACTTCGATCATGCTATTCATAATTGCTTTAGTTTATATAAATATACTACTGGTGTTCTATTATATCATAAAAAAAGAGTGACTTTTTTAAGATCACTCTGTTGTGTAAGAATTATGAATTTATTTCTATCTTAATTTTCGCCGTCGATATAATCGGCTAGATCTGCTAGTAGACCAGGTTGAATTGGATTCTTGTCTAAGTTCAAACCAGACAATTTAATCTTTAGTACGCCGTTTACTTCTACTTTCTTTGATAGCAGAGTATTTAGTTCAGCTACAAACTTTTTGTATTTTTCAGGATCAGTTGTATATGTGTTATCGTCAACACCCATACTAGCTACAAGTAGCTTTTGAGCATCTTCATAGTCAGCTGTAACTTTGCGTAGTACATTAATGTTTTTAGCAATGTTCCAACAGGTAGAAGAGTTGAATTGAAACGGAATAAAAATGGTTTTTGATGCACCGTCAATTTCTACGACTTTATCATATCCATTTAGTAATTTGAAGCGATTGAACGCTGTAACAGCGGCATTAATTGATATTTCCATATAGTTTATAACAGTTGAGAGTTTTACTTGTATATATATGGATTATAAATAAAAAACGATTAAAAATTTATTTTATTTTATTTTTTATATATATTTGCCGAGATTATTTGGCTTCTAGTGCGGCGAGGCGGGTGCGGAGGGACTTGAGTTCAGCGATAGCCAGCGGCATGAACTTGGAGGCGTCCATTGCCCACTGTTGCGTGACTGTCTCCGGGTCGTCGTCGCCCTTGGTCACGGCCTGCGGGAAGATGGAATAGACCTCTTGAGCGATGAAGCCGTAGGTGTCTTTGACGCCGGATTTCCAGTCGTGGAGGACGGGCCGCAGGGAGTCGATGATGCTACCGGAATTGGTCAGCGGGCGGATGTTGGTTTTTAGCCGCGCATCCGATGACGTGTTGTATGCCGTCGCGGTGGTGGTGACGGAAATGGTTCCCACTTGGGTTGTGTCGCGCCGGAAAACAACTACCGCGCCATCGTCGGTGCGGCGGCGAATGTTGACCGAGGCATTGCTTGCGCGTGACACGTTTAACTCCGCGCCGTTGCTCATCGTCACGCCGTCCGTGGTGCCCGATGAGGTGTCGCTCACGTTGTTGCCCGACCAAACAGACCCCGTCGCCCCCAACGCCCCAGTCACGGCGACAGTACCAGAACCTGTGATACGCAGGCGTTCAGTGGAAGAAGCGCCTGTTAGGAAAACAATATGGGCGTTGTCAAACCCCTCTTGCCGCCCTTGAAAAATTAGGTCGCCGTAATTAAAGCCACTTAGCGATTGTGCCGCATAGATTACGGGTAGCTGAGAATTCGTAGGTTTGGAATTAGCAAACTGGCCAAATGCAAGAGCGCCGTTCACTTCAAGTTTATATCCCGGCGTCGTCGTCCCAATGCCGACGTTACCGCTGCTGTCGATACGCATACGCTCGGTAGAAACCGTAGCAAATTTCATGTTGCTAGATGTGTCTACAGTAAACCAACCTTTTTCAACGGTGTTTGCATTATTGACCCACTGAATAAATGAACCTTCCGCATCCGCTGCGGCTTGACGAAGAATAATTGCTCCTGTTGTCGCGGCGGCGTTTTGGATAAAACGCCCGTTTCCGTTTACGTCCAATTTTGTACTGGGACTTGTCGTTCCAATTCCGACGTTGCCGGTCGTAGAAGCAATCGTCATCCGCTCGTCTGTTCCCGTTCGGAACCGCAAATCTAAACCACCGGTTTCGGCGTTATTCGTGCTTGAGATAAAAGAATACTGTCCGACGCCGCCCTCAAAATATGAGCCGAGAACAAGCCGCTGATCTGCGTTATCGACAACAACTTTTGCGATAGTCCCAGAAGTTCCACTGAAGAATCCGTTACCGGCTACATGAAGCTTGAAGCCGGATTCTATCGAGGTCGTCCCAATACCGACGTTACCGCTGCTGTCGATACGCATCCGCTCCGTGCCAAAAGCAACATTGGCCGTACCTAATGATTGGCCTGTGGCTCCAGTAAAAAATGCCAACCCTGTAGAAGCTGCGCTGGTAGAAGTCCAATTTGCTTCTGCAATTGCACTGATACTGGCTGGGTAAGTGAATGTGGGTGTGGTGTTGTAATTTCCACCAAAATAAATTGTTCCAAGTGCGTTGCCACTAACAATACCGGTTGAGCCGTTAGACATGTAACGTTCTAAGACAAGACCACCACTAAAACCTTGAGAAGAATTAGTATCAACGCGATTTCCTTGAACTCTAATGACGGGCGAAGCATTGGCAGCATCCGTATCTTGAACAAAGATACCACCAGTTACATTGTTAGCAGAAATTGAAAGTTTATAAGAAGGACTCGTCGTGCCGATGCCGACGTTGCCGCCTTTGGCTAATACCAGTCCAGAACCCCACGAGTCTCCAAATATATTTAATGCCATATAACTATTGGAATAACTTGCAGCAGATGTTCCTTTGTAAAAACCAATTAATGCTTCTTTTCCTGAAACCGCCGACTGTCCAATCGAAATACTCATCAATTGAGAATCGGGTTGGGATGGTTGAAAAAAGTTGGCGACGTTTTGATAGTTTGTAGTTCCGGATGTGTTTACATCTAAAGTTGCCAAAGGACTCGATGTGCCAATACCGACGTTGCCGTTAGAAATTATACGAACAGCTTCATTAGTTGTACTTAATGCCAAATAATTTGTTGAATTGTTAGTAATGCCACTAGCAACAATAGAATTTTTATATGCACCTTGCTGTAATACCTGTAGTTGATAACCACCACCTTCAGCGGCGGCAACATTGAATTCAACATTAGCAAACATTTTAACATAATCTGCTTTTGTAGATGTTGAATTTAATCCACTGAATATAAGTCCAGATAATGCTCCAGCAGAGGCGGTGCTACCTATATCAAGTTTAGCACTTGGACTGCTCGTGCCAATACCAACACTACCATTATCAAAAATACTGCTACTACCAATTGTATTAGCACCTGTAAATTTAGTTACATAGTTTGTTGTGCCATTTGATACACCAGCAAAATAACTCGCAGTTGATGCTAAACTAGATGTTCCTGTGATCGGACCATTTACACTTAAACTACCACTTATACTTACACTACCTGTAAATTCTTGTTTATCATTACTAGCATCGCCAAACTTGTTGCTGCCTGTAATGACCATAACACTACTTGTAACATACTCTACAGTTAAGTTTGTAATTTTAGCAAAACTTGCTGTAACTTGATTAACTGTAATATTACTATTAGTATCAAATGCAACGCCGCCGCCGTTACTTAATTGAGCAGAAGATGAAACAACATTATTTGGAAGAACATAAATGTTTGGAGCATATGATGCACTAAGTGCTGCTAGTGCATATGAAGCTGTAGATATATAACTTGCAGTTTGAGCTAATAAGACATACGATGCTGTTTGTGCTGTTGTTACAAAACTTGCTGTTTGTGATTGTATTGAAAAGCTTGATGTTAATGAATATGAAGCACTGACTGCATTTAATACATAACTAGCACTAAGAGCATACGAAGCACTAAATGCCTGTTCTGAAAAACTTGCTGTACCAAAAATACTGCCAGTAATTTTAGCAAAACTTGCTGTAACTTGACCAAAGGTTACATTACTAGTAGTATCAAAAGCAGCACTATTGCCGTTTGTAAATTGAGCACTACCACTAACTAGATTGCTTGTTACTAAAATACTTGTGCCGTTGTTCCAACTTTTTCCATTCCAGATCCATGAAAGAGAGCCAGTAGAAAAAATTTGATTTAGCGTTGGGTTTGATGGAAATATTAGTGCCATAAGAAAATTAGTTTAGATTGTATATATTTTTGCCGCGAATGTTTTTTAAGATAGTGAATAACCAGCGGCTGTGTATAGATTCTGGAGTGCTACTTGGTCGGTGGACATGTTAGTCGTTGGTCGTTTTTGCTGCGAGATAGTAGGTTGTGCCGCCGATTACGATAGTCACGGTGCGGTTGGGCGAGGTCGGGCTGACGGTGTTGACGGTGTTTCCGATGGCAAGTGCTCCCGTGCTGCTCAACGCCCCAGTCACGGCGAGGCCGGTCGCGGAGATGGTGAGGACACTTGTAACGCCATCCGCGCCAAGAGTCATTACCTTGCCGGGTGCGGCGCTATACAAGTTAAAGTTACCGTTGCCCGCACCAAAACCAACATATGCTCGTTCGGCGTAGCTGCCAGTGGAATTGTCTCGGTAGCTGATATAACCATAGCCTGTCGTGTCCAAATCAGCGGACGAGTTTATGCGAATCAATCCAATCGTTGAGGTTACATCTAACGCACCGGTCACGGCTAGGCCGGTCGTTGTGAACAATCCAACCGTTGAACCCGCAGGATTGATGGCGATGGATGAAGCAACCAATGACAACGTCGCTCGCGTGCCTACATCGTCCGAGAAGGCTCCGATGATACCACCTCCAGAATAATAATTGTAGAGACCGCCAGAAGCCGATGCAAAAGCGGCCAAGGCACCTGTGCTGACAGAGTAAGAGTTTTTTGACAACCCCGTGCTCGACAACGCCCCGGTCACGGCCAAGCCGGTGGAGGAGACTCGCGCATACGAGGTTCCCGCTACGCCGAGATTAACGCCATAAGATGCGGCAACATTTAACCATACCTCTCCGGTTGAAGCTCGGCCAACGTAGTTATTCGCGGACTGAAATTGCCAAAACACGTCGCCACCGCCAAAGTTTAATAGAGAATTTCCTGTGCCGGTGATACTGCCATCAACGGTTAAATTCCCCGCATCAGTAAGCTGAAGCCGAGCATTAGTTGCCGCCATATTAAGAATACGGACGGTGCTGCCATCCATGTCCATGATGCGCGTGCCCGATGTAGTTTGAAAATTTATGTTCGGTGAGTTGGCGGAGCCGTCGTTTAGGGTGAGGCCGGTAGTTGCCGACAACGCACCAGTCACAGCGAGTCCGGTGGAGGAGAGGGTGGCCCGATAAGTTCCAGCGATTGCAAGGTTGAGTTCGTCGCCGTTGTTGTTGTCGAGAACCGTGTTGTTTACGCCCTGCAAAATTCGGAAGTCCGCGTTTTGTCCCGTGCGCTTAGCGCGAAATTGAGTGGATGTGCCGGTCGAGGTGATCGTGCCGGTAGAATCCACACTCGTAAAAGCGCCCGTGCTCGGCGTCGCCGCTCCCACGGTGCCGTTGTATCCGCCCGTCGCACTCAACGCTCCCGTCACACTTAATCCGGTTGAGCTTATGTCCAACACTTTTGCGGCACTAATACTTATTCCAATATTATTTGCACCAATTCTATACATTCCACTCGTTGTATCAGTTGCCAAGATTAATGATGGTAACAGTACGGTTCCGGCAGCTAATGATAATACATTATTTGATGTTATATTACCTACCACACCCAACGACCCTGTAATATTTACACTACCAGTAAACAATTGTGTGTCTGTTGACTTTGTACCAAAAATATTACTACCACTTGCATAAGCAATACTGCTTGTAATTGTTACTACACTTAGTGCAGTTACTGAAATAGCTGATGCTGTAATTTGACCAACTGTAATATTATTAGAATTTGTGAATGCTGTTCCACCACCGTTGCTTAATTGAGCAGATGCTGAAACAACATTATTTGGTAATACATAAATGTTTGGAGCATACGAAGCACTAACTGCATTTAATGCGTATGAAGCTGTTGTTGAATAAGAGGCACTAACTGCATTTAATGCGTATGAAGCTGTAACAGCCCAACTGCTTGTGATGCTATATAATGAACCTGTAATAAAGTTGCCATTGGTACCACTTGTACCTGCTGTGCCAGACACAGCTGAACTTGCTGCTACCCAGCTGCCTGTTCCGTTAAAGTAATATACTTTTAAGTCACCTGTGGTTGTATCCCACCATAATGAACCTGTGTATGGATCAACTGGCGCTGTGTCAGATGTTGTTACAGAAACGCTGTTGCCGCTTGAGCCAGCTGTGCCACTTGTACCCGACGAACCGTTTGCGCCACTGCTACCTGCTGTGCCACTGCTGCCACTGGTACCTGCCGAGCCACTTGTGCCAGTAGAACCTGACGAGCCACTGGTGCCGTCTGTACCACTGGTACCGGATGAACCACCGGCACCGCTTACGCCACTGGTACCTGCCGATCCACTTGTGCCAGTAGAACCGGATGAACCGCTTGTGCCAGTAGAACCGGACGAGCCGCTTGTGCCAGTAGAACCCGACGAGCCACTGGTGCCGTCTGTACCACTTGAGCCAGATGAACCGCCAGCTCCGCTCACACCGCTGGTACCTGCCGAGCCACTTGTGCCGGTAGAACCTGACGAGCCGCTTGAGCCATCTGTACCACTTGAGCCAGACGAACCGCCAGCTCCACTAGCACCGCTTGTGCCACTACTACCTGCTGCACCATTAGCACCATTAGCACCAGCCGCACCACTTGTGCCACTAGTGCCACTACTACCGTTGTTACCACTTGTGCCGGATGTTCCACTAACACTTAATGCATACGACGCCGTTAAAGCTGTATCTGCCGTACCTGCACTAACAGCATATGAAGCTGTTATTGCTGTAGTAGTATATGACGCTGTTAAAGAATTTAAGGCAGACACTGAATTGTTAGAATTCAATGCATGTGATGCTGATATCACCGTTGACTGGTTTGCTGCTACATTGAGATTTCTTAATAGTGTTGCCATATGATATAATTATATATAAATATAGGTTATATACTTGTATAGTTTGTATTTTTTTTAGTTTATGTACCAAACAGGGTCATCATTTGAGTTAAGCAATTATTGTTATTATCAAAAGCAATCATAACAGTGTTGCTGTGACCAGAAAAAGTTATATCAGTAAATGTTGATAAATCATATGAAAGCCAGTTAGATGGTACTGTCATATATACAGGTATAGATGGTGCTACAGAGTCTATGCAGCTTTGAATTTGTTGAGATACTAGTGTTGGCATAATATTATTTTTTTATGTATAGTTGAATAATAATGTATGATTTGTGCCGGTTGTTTCCGTATTAGAAAGAGTAAATCCAAGAATATTATTTGAAGCATCTTTAACTACCAAGCTTGACGGAAATGATCTTACCATAGTCATATCACGCAATCTTCCAGCAAAATAATTTGTTGATATATTAAAACAACGTATAGGAACTTTAATAAGTTTGCCGCTTATTGTTGTATAGTTTGTTCCATATACATTGGCTAAATTTCTATCCGTTGCTATAGTATTTAGTGATGTTGAACCTGGCAAGAATGTTACAAATTTTGGATAACCTGTCGTTGTAAGTGGAGAAGTTGTACTATGATTAAACAATGAATGACCGGCACCTAAAGTATCCGTAAATAACGTAGCAGATACTCCTTTGCTAAGATTAGTTGATTCAACACCGCTTGTTGCAACACCATAAACTCTTCCATCAGATTCTGCGGCATATGATGAACTTTGTTCTGGATCTAATAAAGCGCCAATTACCGCAGCAGTGCATACAGCCACAGTTGGGTTATAAAATACAACAGCAATTGCTTCTTTTGATTCATATATTGTTAATTTTACACCTGCAACAAAACTCGCTTGTCTAATTATACGAGCATATCCGCTGGAATATGAACCCGAGCCAAAGGGATATAAACTTGTCCATTGTGTAAATGATCCACTAGCATTTTTAACAACAGCACCGTGCAAAATAAGTGAAGCATATGCAGACTCATTTGTAACAACTGTTGGGGTTGCGCTACTAACAGCGCCCGTACTGCTCTTTCCAGAAAAAATAACAGATTGACTAACACTTGTTTGAAATCCGGGAAATAAATATACCGCTTCTGTATTAGAACCAGTGACGAACTTGCTTGGCATTTGCCATGCACTACCGCTACCAAGTGTTCTTGTAGAACCATCATGATACAATGACCCCGTAAGCATGTCGTATATAATATTGAGCGTGCCGCTCATAGACGCTGTTGATATAACTCTGACTGGCAATTTTCTCCATTGTAATGCTGGTAAGCTCATAGTATTTAATTTTTAAATTTTATTAGTATTTTAAACATGCTGTGTGATTTTGTGCCGATTCAACCGAAGATATAGTATACCCAATTATTTTGTTATTTGGATTTCTTAGTGTTTCGTTGGCTGTTCTATTTTTTATAGCAACAATATCACGCAATCTTCCTACAAAATAAGTATTTGATAAGTTTGCATTACCACAACATCTAATCGGGGTTTCAATAGTTATATCTGTTGCATTGCTCGATGCAAACGTGTCGTCTATAAATTTTTCTGCCAAAGCTCCAAAAAATAAATTAGTTTGTGGTTGAAACATTACAAATTTTGTAGCTTTATAAAAGGAATCACTTGTAGCCCCAGCGCCGCCTTCATAATCTCCATTGTTTTCAAATAAGGCGTGATAGTAGTTTAAAGTCAAAAAGCTACTATAAAATCCACCCAGTACGCCGTTCGTGTTGCTATTTATTAAATTGGATGCGGCAATGCATCCATATAATCTATTATCAACTTCTGCATCCAATGATGTTGTGGTTTGCTCTGGGTCGATGATAGCACCGGCAATAAATACTTGAGCATCCAACGCCGCAGTTTGCGTAACCACGGCAATGGCTTCTTTTGATTCATATATGATAAGTTTATCCAGACCGGCTGGTAACGGTGTCATTCCTGTATATCCCATAGAATAAGATCCACTGCCAAATGGATATCTACTAGTCCATTCTGTAAATGATCCACTGGCATTCTTAACTAAAGCACCATATAAACTTCCTGTACTAATAACTATCGGTCCAGATCCTGCGGAGCTTGCGCGACTTCCAGATAGTGTTGGAGGAATTGCTGAACTTGATGCGCCAGTTTTACTTTTACAAGCAAAAATAACAGATTGACTTATTACTGTTTGAAAACCCGGAAATACATATACTGCTTCTGTATTAGAACCAGTAACAAATTTAGTTGGCATTTGCCAAGCACTGCCACTGCCAATAACACGCGCGGAACCATCGCTATAAAACGATCCTGTTAGCATGTCATATATTGTGTCCAAGAAATACGACGAAGTTGCAGTGATATTTGATGCAAATACTCTGGCTGGTAATTTTCTCCATTCTAGTGGTTGTAAGCTCATAATGTTATATATTGTTAAATTTTACGAAAAATCCAGCATCACAGAATCAGTTGCGGAATCTTCTTTTCCACTTAAAACAAATCCAATAGTGTTTCCGGATGAATTGTTTCTAATTACGCTATTGTTTAGATTGTCTTTAATGACAGATATTTCTCGAAGTCTTCCAAGAAAATATGTTGGCAACAACGTCGCATCTAATGCGCAACATTTTAGTGGAGTTTTTACAAATTTTCCAGATAATGTTGTATAATTTAATGTTGGATAATATTGCCCTGTACTTATATATTTTTCGGTAGAAACTGTATTAGTAAGTGAATAGCCTGGTAAGAAAACAACAAACTTTGCATTTGAAGTCCCCGTTCCGTGGGATAAAAAATATGAAGCCGCCGAAGCGTCAGTTAAAAAAGTAGAAACCAAGCCACCGGAACCTCCCGATGCCAATCCATATATTCTTCCATCAATCTCAGCATCAAGCGAAGATGTTGGAGAAGATTGTTCTGGGTCTATTATAGCACCGGCGACTGCTCCATAATTTATTGCTGTACCAACATCATAAATAAATAATGCAATTGCTTCTTTGGATTCATATATTGAAATTCTGTCCGTCATTCCAATCGCCGTCATAACTGGACCTATGCGAGCATACCCCGTAGAATATGATCCACTGCCGAATGGATATAAACTTGTCCATTGGGTAAAAGAACCGCTGGCGTTTTTTACAGTAGCAGCTACTAAATAATTTGCCGTAGTCGATCCGTTTGTTGCAATTGCAAAATTTCCACTGCTTGTAACTCCCGTAACATTTTTTCCAGCAAAAATAACAGATTGACTTACTGTGGTTTTGTATGGAGGAACACAATATACTGCTTCGGTGTTTGATCCGGTTATAAATCTACCAGATGCCGACCAAGCACTTCCACTCCCCACGATTCTCAGCGATCCGTCATGATATAAAGATCCTGTGAGCATATCATATACCGTGTTTAAAACAGAAGTAATTGTTTGGTCGGTTTGAAATGTTCTAACCGGTAGTTTTCTCCATTCTAATGGTTGTAAGCTCATAAAATTATATAGATGATGTTGTGTAAGATGCGATCATATTAAACGTGTATAGTGAAGATCCGGCAAGGTTTAAAATTTGAAAGCTGTCGGTATCAACAATAAAATCTTTGGTTTGAAAATCAAAAATGTTTGGAACCGAGGCAAGATTTAAAACTTCTCCATCAATAAAATAATCAACGTCGCGAACGTCAAAAACATTTGCTGTATTTGAAAAATCTAAATAAAACTCTGGCCCAACAGGAGTTGATGATTCTGGATCTGAAAAATTAAAAGAAGAAGATTGAAATCCATTGGTATATACAGAATCTTCTGTGTAATTTACAGATGAAATCGTAGAGTCGAGTGACGACCATCCAATATTTCCATTTACAACGGTTAGATATAAACTATCTTGAGCAGGAAATACGGTCAATGGATTGCCGTCTACACCAAATCCTATAACAGACAATGCACTTAATGATGTACCAAAACTACTAGAAAGCCAACTGCCACTGGCATTTTTAGCAAAAGATGCACTAACGGCATTTAATGCATATGATGCTGTACCAAATACGGCTGACGTAGCAATCGTGGCAGCAATTAATCCGCTGCCGCTAACTATACCACTTTTATATGTTGTATAACGTGCCATAATTTTTTATGTTGCTACCCATTGTACTGTGCCATTTGCCAGTGAAAGATATCCATTATTTACTGTAGTAGGAAATACTACAGGATTTCCACCACGATCAAATCCAATTAATCTTTGCACATTAGATGTTCCAACATTAAAATCACTGCCTGTCCACTCTCCACTTGCATTAAGAGCAAACGAAGATGAAATCACAGATTGATTGTTATTACTATACGAAGCTGTACCTAATAAACTAGCAGTAACAGCAGACATTCTTGTAATGCTGCCGCTTATAGTACCACTTTTAAAGTTTATTATTTTAGCCATATAAAATTATATTATGAATAGTTTAGTAAAACCGCATGACTTGATGTTGTTTCACTTTGTGCCAAACTAAATCCAAGTATGTTGTTTGAAGAATCTCTAACTACAACATTAGACGGCATATTTTTTATTAAAGAAATATCGCGCAATCTTCCCAAAAATATTCCGCGTGAACCTAACGGATTGCTGCTGATTTCTTGCGTCCTACAATATAATGGAGTGCGAATCATTTTTCCACTTATTGTGGTAAATCCGTTTTGTAATAAAGTAGCCGCCGCTCCACCTGATAAGGAATTGGATACTCTGTCCGTGGACACGGTGGCAGATGTACTTGTTCTTGGTATAATTGTTTGAAAAAATGAATAATACGAAGAATTGTTAGTGTACGTATCTTGGTCTACAAAAATTCCACCAGCGCCAGTGGTACTGTTGGTATGGAAATTTACGCCGACACCAGAATTTACCCACGCACTTCCAGTACGTTGTGCGCCAGTTGTAGCAACTGCATATATTCTACCATCAATTTCTGTGTTCATAGAAGCAGATTGTTCTGGATCTATAATAGCTCCCGCCATTCCAACTATGCAATATCTAGTATTTGGGTGTGACAAATATACACACAATGCTTCTTTTGATTCATATATTACAAATTTAGTACTTCCTGTAATAACACTGGCATTTGCAAATGGTATATATGGGGACATATATGAACCAGATCCAAATGGATATGTACTTGTCCATTGTGTAAATGATCCGCTGGCATTTTTTACTGTTGATATATATAAAAAAGACGACGTGTATGATAAACCATTTAAAGCATCGGATGGCTGACTACTGCTGCTAGGGGCTGTGGTGCTTCTACCAGAAAATATCACAGACTGACTAACACTTGTTTGAAAACCAGGAAATACATATACTGCTTCTGTATTAGAACCAGTAACAAATTTAGTTGGCATTTGCCAAGCACTGCCGCTACCAAGTGTGCGTGCGGAACCGTCGTGGTATAATGAGCCAGTAAGCATGTCATATATCACATTTAAACAATATGAAGCGGTAACATTTGGCAAAAGTGCCGGTAAAGTTCTAACTGGTAATTTTCTCCATTGTAGTGGTGGTAAGCTCATATGATTTTAAATTTTTAATATTTGAATAATAACGCTGAATTATTTGAAACTTCACTTGTAGATAATGTATATCCAAAAATATTTCCCGAAGAATTTTTAACTACCGCATTTGAAAAAAACGAATCTGTTATAGTAATATCTCGCAATCTTCCAAGATAATAATTAACAGAACCGCTGGATACGCATTGCAATGGAAGATCTAAGGGCTGTGCTGAAAAATCTCTAAACGATGAAAAATTATAATAGTCCAGAGTATAAGGTCTTGGTTTTAGCACCGTAGCCGTTGTTAATGAACTGGACTGCGGCGTAAACACAGTAAACATTGGTGTATTATCAGAATTGTTACTACTCGTTGAAAAATGCGAAAGAAATTGTCGCATATCTGTATAAAAAGTACTAGTAATACCATATAAATTTCCTTGAGTTGTTACACTGGGCACTCCGGACGTAATAATTCCATATAGTCTATTGTCAAGTTCTGCATCTACTGATGTTGCTACTTGTTCTGGATCAATAATTGCACCTGCAATAACTGCACATGTTTTATCGTTTACATAATCGTATATTACACCGGCAAATGCCTCTTTAGATTCATACAAGCTTATATTTGAATTTCTATCTATAAGATTTAAACTTGTCCATCGGCCATAACCAGTAGAATACGAACTACTGCCGAATGGATATTGACTTGTCCATTGAGTGAATGATCCAGATTCTGCATTTTTAACACAGGCAATATTAAGAAGTGAAGATGAATAAGAAAATTCTCCCGTAAGAACTGGTGGTATAGCACTGCTACTTGCGCCCGTCGAATTTCTTCCTGAAAAAATAACAGATTGACTCATAGCAGTTAATGTTGGCGGAAATATGCCAACGGCTTCTACATTAGATCCTGTTGTGAATTTAAACGGAGTTTTCCATGCACTACCGCTACCCATAATACGAGTTGAACCGTCGTGGTATAATGAGCCAGTAAGCATGTCGTATATTACGTTCAATAATATATTTGTTGTTAATGAACCTGTGACATAGTTCAAATTTCTAACTGGTAATTTTCTCCATTGTAGTGGTTGTAAGCTCATATGATTTTAAATTTTTTAACTATAATTAAACATTATTGTTTCTCCCAAACTTACTTCACTTGCACTCAATACAAATCCAAGTGTCGTGCCCGTTGAACTATTTCGTATAATAGAATTGTTTGCTGATTTTTTTGTGAATGTAATATCTCTAAATCTGCCAATATAGTTTGTATTAAATTCTGTTATTGCACATTTGATAGGATGTGTTACGGTTTTTCCAGACAATGTTGTATAATATGCAGAAGGCGAAAATCCTTGATTAGAATTAAATTTTTCAATGCTACCATATCTTGTTGAATTTTGAGATGGGGCAAATACAATAAATCTTGGATAGCCAATAGAACCGGTGGTGTAATTGTGAGTAAATGCTTGTATCGTCGAGCCATCTGTTAAAAATGTTGCGCTTAGTGCTCCCAACACTGGACCAGTTGATGTAACACCATATAATCTACCATCTGTTTCAGCATCAAATGAGGATGTTGGAGAAGATTGTTCTGGATCTACTATAGCACCAGCAATACCGCCATAATTTGAATTGCCACTTGTTTCATAAAAGAATATAGACAATGCTTCTTTTGATTCATAAATTGTGATTTTATCTCCTACACTTATAGAAGAAGCTGTCGGTGAAATTGCTACATATCCTGTAGAATATGATCCACTACCAAACGGGTATGTACTATTATATTGAATGAATGAGCCACTGGCATTTTTAACATTTGCTATATAAACATAGTTGGCAGTTAGTGCCGGTTCATTACTTGCTGTTTGTGGCAATGATGTTGTGGTTGAAGTAGATTCACGTCCGGCAATAATAACAGATTGACTAACTTGAGTTTGATATGCCGGAAACATATATAATGCTTCTGTTTTTGATGATACAGTGACTTTGGTTGGAATTTGCCATGCACTACCACTACCGACAACACGAATTGAACCATCAAAATATACAGAACCTGTCATCATGTCGTATATATTATCTAACAGTCTACTCACACTTTGAGTTGCGGAAGTCCCAGCATACCATAAAGTACGTGTTGGCAATTTTCTCCATTCTAATGGTTGTAAGCTCATATGTTATGTTGATCCTGTTGTATATCCTATATTTGTAAATATAGGCGTCATTGAAGATGTTATTGAAAATAAACTAATAATTAATTCAATTGCATCCGGATACTCTATATAATTATATGTTATATCATTGAATGTTGGTGCCATTGAAGATGTTATTGAAAATAAACTACCAATATTTAATTCAATTGCATCCGGATAATCTCGCATTGTATTGCTATTAAAATCAATAACTCTTGGTAAAGCAATTGCGGAAAAATATACCTCATTATCTATCGTTGGAACTAATGTGGCATTTTTTATAGCAGGTATTGACCATCCCGCTGCTCCATTTTTTACAGTTAAATATGGCCAAGCATTGCCACCATAATTTACTCCTAGATATGCACCCGTTGGTGGAGCATATGTTGTAGTAACGCCAACAGGATCAAATCCTATAATAGCTTCAACACTTGATGAAGGTAGATTAAAACTACTAGATAGCCAACTGCCACTAGCATTGCTGGCAAACGCCGCTGTAACGAAATATAATCCATAACTGGCTGTTCCTGTTAAATCAGCCACAATAGACGGCACTTGCATTATACTGCCGCTAATAACGTCACTTTTATATGTTATAAATTTTGCCATATTTTATATTAATTACATAAGCAACGTTGCACAATATATGAACTATTGTAAAAATCTAGTTTGTGCATTGCTTTCATGATGTTAAAATAATGGCTATTTTTTATATTATAGATCGTATATTGTGCCTAAAGTTATATTACCGAAAGAAGCATTACTGTCTGTTGTACCATCGCCGCTAGTTGTAATAAGACGTAGATATACCAGTGCTTGAGCACCTGCTACAATAGCTTCTTTGCCACTGTTCTTTGTGCCCGTTGAACCTAGACTTACGGTTGGATAATTACTACCATTTGCTGTTAAGTAATTCCATGTAGATTCATCTGTAGAATATTGTACTCTTATATCACCTAGTGTACTTGTTGTACCAGATTCAACGCGAACCATCAGACTGCATGATGTTACATTAGTTAAATCTGCTTGTATGCGAAGTTCTGTACCAATTTCAATTTCGCCGGATGTAATATTTGTAATAGTTGTAATAGCATCAGATGTGGCAATGAACGGAATATATGTTGTGATTTGCTTGTTTAATGCACCGCCGCCACCACCGCCACCATTTAAAGCGTATGAAGCAGTAAGTGCATACGAAGATGATACAACATTATTTGCCCAGCTACTTGTAATTTCATATAACGAGCCTGTTACAAGTGTTGTTCCACCACCGCCACCACCGCTACCACCACTTAAAGCATAACTTGCTGTTAAAGCAAATGCACTATACGAAGAACTATCAATCGAGCCGAGCAAGAATGATGCTGTAGCAGCTTTAACTGCCCAACTACTTGTACCGAACAATGATGATGTAACTGCGGTTGCAATCAAAGTACCATTGATATTAGCATTACCATTTACATCTAATGGATATGCTGGAGTTGATGTATTAACACCTACAAATGATCCTGTAACAACAAGTGCATTTGTACCAAAGCGTCCCATTGATACTCTGTCATCAGCATATACTTCAAAGATTGGAAAGCCTGGATAATCGTAAATTTGAGCAAGTGCGCTTGATGAAACATCGCTGATACTCATTATACTTTGTCCAGATGGACCAGCAAATACAATACTACCACCAGATGCTGCCATACTGATACTACCAGAACTATCTGGGAATACAATAACAGATGCGGTGATTTGACCAAAGGTTACATTACTTCCGGTATTAAATGCAAGATCTGCTCCGTTTGTTAATTGAGCACTGCTTGACACCATATTAGCCGGTGTATATCCACTGGTTCCGCTTGTGCCTGTTATACCAGAAGAACCAGATGAGCCGCTATCGCCACTTGTACCGCTTGAACCGGAGGCACCAGAAGCGCCACTGGTTCCAGAAGAACCGGTCAATCCGCTAGTGCCACTTGTGCCAGAAGAACCTGACGAGCCACTGGTGCCGGTAGAACCTGACGAGCCGCTGGTACCATCTGTACCGCTCGACCCAGAAGAACCACCTGCGCCGCTTATACCACTGGTACCTGCTGTACCACTTGAACCACTGGTGCCGGTAGAACCTGACGAGCCACTTGAGCCATCTGTGCCAGAGGAACCACTTGTTCCTGTAGATCCAGATGAACCACTTGTGCCAGAAGAACCTGATGAGCCACTGGTGCCGGTAGAACCCGACGAGCCGCTGGTACCATCTGTACCGCTTGATCCAGAAGAACCACCTACGCCGCTTATACCACTGGTACCTGCTGTACCTGCTGTACCACTTGAACCACTTGAGCCATCTGTACCAGATGAACCACTTGTGCCAGAAGAACCTGACGAGCCACTGGTGCCGGTAGAACCTGACGAGCCACTGCTGCCATCTGTACCAGATGAACCACTTGTTCCTGTAGATCCAGATGAACCACTTGTGCCAGAAGAACCTGATGAGCCACTGGTGCCGGTAGAACCTGACGAGCCGCTGGTACCATCTGTACCGCTTGATCCAGAAGAACCACCTACGCCGCTTATACCACTGGTACCTGCTGTACCACTTGAACCACTTGTGCCATCTGTACCAGATGAACCACTTGTACCAGATGAACCACTTGAGCCGGTAGAACCTGACGAGCCACTTGAGCCATCTGTGCCAGAGGAACCACTTGTTCCTGTAGATCCAGATGAACCACTTGTGCCAGAAGAACCTGACGAGCCGCTGGTACCATCTGTACCGCTTGATCCAGAAGAACCACCTACGCCGCTTATACCACTGGTACCTGCTGTACCACTTGAACCACTTGAGCCATCTGTGCCAGAGGAACCACTTGTTCCTGTAGATCCAGATGAACCACTTGTGCCAGAAGAACCTGATGAGCCACTGGTGCCAGTAGAACCTGACGAGCCACTTGAGCCATTTGCTCCGCTGGTACCAGAAGTTCCGCTAAAACTTAAAGCGTATGAAGCAGTAAGAGCATAACTTGATGTACCAAATAGTGACGATGTTATACCGCCGTCTACATTCATACTACCTGTTAGTATAAAGCTACCAGTTAATAACAATGCTCCACTGATTTCAAGAGTATCTGCATTAGTAGAGAAAAGTGTGCTGCCACTATCACCTGTTGCACTAAATGCACCAGATACAGATAACGAACCTGTAATAACAACAGATTGATTTAGTACATTTACAAACGAAGCTGTTTTTGCAGTTAAAGCAAAACTTGATGTACCTAAAAATGTGTCTGTGCTTGCTTCGTCTATATTAGCCCAAGCAACATAACTTGCTGTCTTGGCATTTAGCACAAACGATGCGGTTTGAGCCGTAGTTACAAACGATGCGGTTTGTGCAGTAACAATATATGATGCTGTTGCAACATATGATGCCGTTTGTGCTGTGGTTACAAATGACGCTGTTAGTGCAAATGATGCTGTTGTAGCAAGTGAAGCAGATTGCGCCCAGCTACTTGTGATGTTGTATAATGAGCCAGATGTTAAAGCAGCCCCACCACCACCGGCAGAGTTAAGAGCATACGATGCAGTTAATGCTTGTACTGCATAACTTGATGTACCAAAAAGTGAAGATGTTATGCCACCATTTACATTTAAACTTCCTGTTAAAATCATTGAACCTGTAACAAGTAAAGAACCTGTAATTTCAATAACATCGCCGTCAATAGTAAGTGGAGTATCACCAGCAAGTGAACTATAACTCATAGAACCTGTAACCACAATCGCACCAGAAACTACAAGAGTTTGATTTAGTTGAGTTACAAATGATGCTGTTCTAGCAAGTGAAGCTGTTTGAGCAAATGAAGATGATAATACAAATGATGCTGTTAGTGCTGTATTAGCAAAACTTGATGTACCAAGGAATGTATCTGTGCTTGCTTCTTGTACATTTGCCCAAGATATATATGACGCGGTTATAGCAAATGATGCTGTATTTGCCCAGCTACTTGTAATGTTATATAACGACCCAGATGTTAGTGTTGTTCCACCACCACCGCCAGCAGAGTTAAGAGCATAACTAGCAGTAAGTGCATATGAGCTTGAACCAAATAAACTACCTGTGATACCAGCCGATACACTTAATGAACCTGTTACTAGTACACTGCCGCTAACATCAAGATTTGTTTGTGGAGTTGATTTACCCACACCTACTCTGCTACCTGTAACAACAAGTGCATTTTTATTAAATTGACCCATTACTACTTTGTCATCACTTGATACTTCAAGTATTGGTAAACCAGAAATGTCACTAACAGACATTAAGCTGCCGGACATATTATCAACAATACTAAACAACGATCCTGATTTGCCCATGAATGCAACTTGACCTTCTGGCAATACTTCTAATCTGATACTAGCAGACGAGTTTACGCTGCCACTGAATTGTATCGTTGGACCGCTGGTTGTGCCTCTATTGGGTGTTATTAGGATATCTGACATAGTTTAAGAGTTATGTATAAATACTATATAGGATATAGAATCGTGTTATTTTTAAAGTCCAAATCTTGATTTATTTGAGTTGTAGTTTTGTAGTAACTGCGATGCTGTTAATTCTCCGGTATAAAGTCGATAACTTGCTATATTTCCTTTCATATAACCATTTGTTACATTGCATCCACTGTTTCCGTCTGCGCCTATTATATTACAGTTGGAACCTTCTCCACCCGCCGGTCCAAAATTATTTGAACCCACCGCTATTTGAGCACCGTTTATATAAATTTTATAAGATGATGCTGTATTTTTGTTACCGCCGGTATAAACAAATTGCATGCATATCCATTTATTTATATAATCACTGTTTGTCACAGGAGTGCCATATTGTGTGGATAATCTAAAAGTGGGTATAATATTATATGTTCCCGACGGGTTATACAACACAATGAAAAATTCACTGTCTTGTTTAATTCTGATTGGCATTATATACTCACCACTAGCTAAAGTTTTATTAATATACCACCACAGTTCTCCGGTAAATGCACTGGTTCCTGTACCAACTATATTCTGGCTACCAATAGATATATAATCATTAGTTCCATCAAACACAATACTACCACCATCTGCACTATTAAATGTTGGACCGTTAGTTAATGTTCCATTATTATTGTTGCCGCTCAAGTCACTCCAACTTGTTCCACTTTTTGGATAGCTTTTAATATTAGCAGCATCAAGGCTTAATACTAAATTATCTGTAACAGATTTAATTGGTGCCATTACACTCATAGTGCAAACCTTCCTTTAGTTGCGTTATAGTTTTGTAAGATTTCGGATGCTGTTAGTGCTTTGTTGTATATTGATAGTTGTGCTATGTTTGAATTTGAAAAATATAGTGTCCTTCCTCCGCCAATATTATATTTTCTTGTTGGATTTAAATCGTAATAATTAGCAGTATTTCCAGAATAACTTCCAGAAAATACTGCATTTAAGTAAATAGTCAATAGTCCTGTACTTATATCTCTTGTCAATGTGACATATTTCCATTGATTTAATCCTAAAGACCCTGCACTTGTGTCGATCATATTAATATTAGAACCGTTTGTAGTAGGTCTTCCCCATATTTGCCAACGATTATCAAATTGATACATCGCCAGTCCTGCACCAGCGTTCACTCTATATCCATTTGTTTCAAAAAATACTCTATATCCTCCAGTGTTTGTCTTCGCATAATACCATAAATTAATAGTAAAACTATCACTAAAAGTACTAGTTGTTTCTTGAGTATCAACATAATCATCACTTCCATCAAACACAATACTTCCACCATTTGCACTACTAAATGTTGGTCCATTAACCAATGTTCCAGCATTTCCATTGCCACTCAAGTCGTTCCAACTTGTTCCACTGCTTGGATAACTCTTATTATTACCAGCATCCAAGCAAAGCACAAGTCCATCTGATACAATTTTTGGTCCGTTGTTATAACTCATAGTGCAAACCTTCCTTTATTTGCGTTATAGTTTTGTAATATTTCTGATGCTGCGAGTGCTTTGTTGTATATTGATACTTGTGCTATGTTTCCAGTAAACCAATCTCTTTGTCCGCCGGGAAGACCATCATTAATTGTTCCTCCTAAACTTAAAGCGGTAGTATCCAAAGATCCAGCACCACACACTGTCGTATTTATATTAGTAATACCGTCACCATAAACTGTTAAGGAAGTTCCCAACCTTACCATCACTAAAAAGTGCCATTGATTATTACTTAAAGTTATAGAATTATAATCAGTGCTCTGTTTTACCCCCCCTCCCCACAAAGTAGGACTGTTGTTTGATCCAAACCAAAATCCTGTGTCAAATTTTTTGTCAGCAATTCTGGCATATCCAATACTAGAGATACTCTTAAACCACGAGCATATAGTAAAATCATTTAATTGTGTAGTGTATGATGTCTGCGTATAATCATTCGTCCCATCGAAACTCAAAGACCCCCCATCGGCACTATTATACCCAACTCCATTCACGAGAGTTCCATTATTATTGTTACCGCTCAAATCAAACCAACTTGTTCCACTGCTTGGATAACTCTTAGTATTACCAGCATCCAAGCAAAGCACAAGTCCATTTGTTACAATTTTTGGTGAGTATAGCGTTGCCATATATGTAACTTTATAAACTATATTTAGCTATGATCTTCACGCACCAGAACCAGAATTTGGAGATGTCCATTCTGCTGTTGCTAATATATCTAATATTTCAGTATATGTATATGGTCCTTCTGTGCCTGTTAGTGTAGCTACAAAAGATGGAGTTTCATTGTCCCATTTAACAAATGTTTTTGAGCCATCAACTGATTTTCTTACAGTGTCAGATGATGTTTCGCATACAGCTGTAAAGTCTACAGATTCTAATTGGGAAACTGGGAATATTAAAAAGTTTCTATTTTCGTATAATTCGCTCATGGTATTTATGTGTGTTTAGTATTCTACTGTTAATTTTGATATATCTTTATTCAATAAACTGTTGTTTTTTATGAATTCG